GTAGCGCAGCGTTGCTTCTTCCATTTATCCAACAGGACTCCTTGGAGACCCTGTAGGTAGGTGTAGAGGAACGCGGGACCTGCAGTGATAATGCGAAACTTCCCTGGTTCAGGGATGACTTGCACTCTCACGCGGTTCGGAAAGGGGGGACGGTTGCGGGCACCCAATTGTGGGGCCGGCCGGACCATCTTCTGTTGTTCCTTCCACTCGGTTCGAACGTCAGAGATTAGATCTTTCTTCCACTCCCCAATCGAGGCATTGATTGCCCGAAGGGAGGGACGAGATTTCGTCTCAGGAACGTTTCGTCCTCCGAGGGACGGGAACGGTCGATTTGCTGGTGGACGATAATCGTTCTCAACCACCTCGCCATACGCGCCACCATTCTTTCGAGAGGTAGCGTATGAGGCGTTGTGGGAGGGCGAAAGTTTTGTGTAAAGGTTAGGGATCTCTCCCAGGACCTTGCGTGTGGTCTTCCTCACGGACTCGGCGAGATTGTCCGAGATCGGAGGGAGCTCCATTGTCAGATACTTCTGGTGGTCCTTAACGGACTCCAGACGTTTCGACTCTGAAAGCTCAGGCCATCCCCGCTTGAGGAGAAGGAAACTAGCGAGTATAGAGATACACTTGCGGTTCCCGCTCTTCGCGCGGAGAATTACACGCTTCACAAGACGCATCAAGTACCCAGTAAACAAAGTCTTCCGGACACTTAACGCTTCCTCGACCATCAGACTTGGCGCTGGGCATTCGTGCCCGGTGTCAGCTCTGATGTCACCCACTGAGATTTGGAACCAGTTCGAAACATGGAACTTGATGTAATCAAGATCTTGATCGATCCGGTCTTCCAGACTCAGCAGGAAACGGACAGCGCTGCGAAACTCATTAACAATGAGCTCGCGGCCCCTCGGCGTGTGGTCACCGTAATCTCGAATTAGAGAAACGGGGATCGCCAAGGAGCGAATCATCATTTGATTCCTGAGCTGCTGCTTGCGCGGCAGCTCCTGAAGAAGGTCGATGACACTCTCCTCCAGCCGACGGACACCCGGATGACGCATTTTCGGTAATGAAAATCCTGATTTCTCAGGTACGACACCCTTCGGTCCGCCCCAACTCGTGTTGGCGCAGTGATCGTTTGGCTTTCGTGAACAAGATTCAGTTCTGTTCAACATGGTAT